AGTAATCTCCCATCTTTAAATGTTCTTGGTAATGACACTCGTCACATAAATATATACACTTCAATGATTCTTTTAATCCTGTTATAAAATTATGTTGGCCTATCCTAGAAACTCTAAATCTTTTTGTCTCAGGATTGACATGATGAAAATGTAAAGATCTTTTTAAATCTATTTTATTACACTTCTCACAAGTAAAATTTCTTAATAGAACTAGGATATACATTCTAACTTGATACCTGTACGCATCATATCCTGTCTTCTTTCTACTCTCATAAGGATTTTTAGAGAGTAAAAATTTGTGAAACCCTAAGCATAGTTTTCCAAGTTTATCAAATGTATCAATGTGTTTCAGCCCAATTTCTTCCAATTTTAGACGTTCCACTAAGAGGGCATCCAAATTCGTAGTAGTCTCCAGCTCTCGTAATCGCTTGTTCCGCTTCCGGTCCAATAAATTTTTTGGCATACCTCTCCTTACATTCAATTTGAAATTCATCATGGATGTTAGCTACAAACTCATAGTCATCTCCAGGCTCTAACCCCAACAATTGTAACCGTTTATCCAAGAGAATCAGAGATGTTTTCATCAAGATAGCCCCTGCACTCTGAAGTAAAGTGTTTAAAGCAGAATGTTCTGAACGTACATGGAGTCTTCTACCATCCAAACCTATAAGGTGTCCTCTCCTACGGTAAGCTTGCTTGACGGCCTCAGTTAACTTAAGTAAACCCTCAACACCATTCAACAACTTCATCCTAGCTTGTTTACCTCCGCGAATATTTGTCCCTAAGATCTTACCTAGCTTTTCATTTCCTGCTCCATATATAAAAGCATAGAAGAATGTCTTGGCAGTATCTCGCGACTTTAACCCTACTAGTTTTTGATTAATAGAATGAATATCAGTCCCATCTTTTGAGTTTCCTTCAACAGCAGCAGTAGCATACTTACCACCATCATACTTCTTTAAGTATCCTGCTAGTGCTCTAAGCTCTAGGCCGTCAGCATCACATCCAACCAAGACCTTATCTTTAGAAGCCTTGAATAACTCCCTGCATTCTTTACCAAAAGGGCTATAAACAGCAGGGACTTGAGCTAGGTTAGGAAAAGAATGAGTACATCTACCAGTAACAGCTCCATTAGTATTTACATTCCCAAAGATTCTCCCTTCTCTTTCCAGTTTCAACCAAGCGTTATCACCTTCAGCCAGTTGAGAAATTCTTTTAGATAGAAGGAAGTGATTAAACAGCTCATCACAACCTGGATATGGTAAAGACTTTAAGATTGTCTCATCAATTTTAGGTTTACCATTAGGAGTAAAATCTTTAGGCTTCCAATCATAGTCTTTCTGTAACTTGTAGCTTATATGATCCCTACTGTTAGGATTAAAGTTTACTTTTTCTACCTTATTAAAACTTTGACCAGCAGTATAACCCTTAGCTTTGTTATCCTTCTTAGGAGTGAAGCTTCCTAAATCCCTATACCAACTACCAAATCGTTTCTTTAACTTAGTACCTATTTGTTCTTGTTGCTTAAGAAGGTTTACATAGAGTTCCTGTCCCTTCTTAACATCGAAAGAAAAACCATTCTCAATCTGCCTTTGGATAACATAAGCAAATTCATGCTCTAACTTAACGGCTTCTTCTGCACACTCAGATTCACATAGATGATCAAAAAGAGTAGAAGTAATGGCAACATCCTTAGCACAATACTCTGCCATCTCGTCAGTAAACGTAGACCAATCAGTATCCTCGTGGTTAAAGTCACCCTTCAACATACCTAATCTATAGCCCCAAGCTTTTAAACTATGAGAACCATAGAGCTTAGTAGGGATGTACTTCTTCTTAGCATCTAAAGTCATCATGTTAGAGTAAGCTAATCTTGACACTACCAAAGTATCGCTTATCTTTGTCTCCTTATTAGGAGTCCACCCTAAAAGTTTTTTAAGTACTGGCAGGTCATACCCTAATATATTATGTCCTACCAGACCCTCAGCATCAGACATCAGCTCTAAGGCTTGTTCTAAATTATCATACTGGTCCTCATTAGCAAATACCTGAGAAGCTTGTGCTCCTTCTATGGTCATAGCTAGACAATGAATCTTGGAGACATCTGGAAGTAAACCATCAGTTTCTAAATCAAATATTATATTCATATTTAAAATGCCTCTTCAATATATTCACATTCTCTCAGCCTACCTGTTTCCCTGTCGTAGTATAAACGAGCTGCAACCCCTGTCGAACTGCCTTTATATCTTGCTTTAAGGATTCTAACAGTAGTTTCACCTTCTTCTTGTTGATTTCTTTCGAGTCCAACAACGAAATCACTAAGTTGAGCGATACTTCCACTTCCCCTAAGATCATTAAGTGATATTTTTCTGCCGTCTTCATGACCCCTCCCCTCTGATGGTTTTTTTAAGTGAGACACAATAAAGATACCAATGTTTACTTCTTCTGCAAGGGATCTCAGTTTAGTCATCAAGTTATCTATCAGTCTTCTTTCATCCCCACTTTCGATACCACTAACCATAATAGAAATATGATCAACAATGATCCAAGAAACATTACAACTCCTAGCCAAGTACCGAATACGGTTGGAGAGAACATCCCCATCCATGCTTCCCCAATGATCATATAAAAACAACCTCCCTGTATTTAATGTTTTTTCCCATATATCCCTTAAAAATTTTTCCTCTAAATTATCTTTGAGGTGAAGCATTTCATTGGCTTCAATAGACATGAAGTCAATGGCTGCTTGGCGTACAGACTCCTCAAGAGCAATATAACCAATTGTTTCTCCTTTTGAGAGGAAGTATGATGCAATTTCTTTAACAGCGGTAGATTTTCCAGCTCCTGTCCCTGCACAAAACGTGACGAGTTCACCTTTTCTAGCTCCTAAAGTAAGGTTATTAAGACCCTGCCAAGGATACTCCATATCAGCAGCTTGCATCGGAGTGTTTACCAGTTCCCAAGTATCCTCACCAGCGATAATTCCATCCGGCCTGTAAACTGAGGCTCTGAACATAGCGTTGATAATATCAGATCCGCGATTAGCTAAGAGCATTTCGTTAGGATCTTTAAGTGGTAGGGAAGCTATCTTACATTTTCCAGGTGGGAAAAGTTCTGCTACTTTACGAGCTGCGCTATTTCCCTGAGAGTCATTGTCAAACATTATAATTATTTCTTCAAAACCCCCTAGCAACCACTCTAAATCTTTAGCTATAGCTTTACAAGCTGACCCTACACCATTGGGAATAGACACTACAGGGTACTGACAACGCTGGACCTCAGCTACAGATAAGGTATCTATCTGGCCTTCTGTTATGACAATACGTTTGCCTGAAGTCCAGCATTGTTTTCCCCATAAACCTAAGTCTCTAGTTTCCCCTAAAATCGGGAAGTCTTTATCTTTAGTTCTTAACTGTTGAGCTATAAGTTTATTGTCCTCGTCAAAATAAGGAGCAATATGAATCTTTTTGTTGTTGTCGTAATTTACTTGATACTTGAAAAACCTACAGGTTTCTTCAGATATTCCGCGTTTGCTAAGGGGCTCGTAAACACCCTGTTTAAAAACACCGTTGGATTTTGGTATATCTTGTATAGGAGCTGAATTGCTACCATGCTCATAATAAGAACAGCTATCACCGAAACAATACGCGTGACCATCTGGATATCTCCCTAAATTATCTTTAGAACCACATTTAGGACATGGTTCATGTACTACCCCTTTCTGATTTCTCTCAACCATATATCAGGTACACTCCTTTCCGCATAGATAAACCCATGCTTTTCACACCATCTACCGTAGGTAGTTGATGAACCCTTGTATAACTTCTGTCTGGAATTAGAGAAAATAAATCTTAAATCTATATCAGGGTATTGTTCTTGGACTAAAAGATGTTTAGTTCTATCTTTAGCCAAGAACCTACCCTTGGTTTCGATATAGATTTTTTTATCTTTTCCCACTAAGATAAAATCAGGTGTATAGTGCTTAGGTACAGGGATATACTTGAGTCTTTCCTTCTCGTAAGAGTAAACTACACCAGAAGCCTTTAACTGGCTGGCTATTCGTTCTTCTAAGCCACTTCTGTAGCCCTCTTGTATACCCCTGTACCTTTGTCTTTTAGTTAAACGTCTCATCTTCTTTAACACTAACCTTAAGATTATGTAATAACTTATATACAGACCTGACTTCATGAAACGCTTCATGTGGAAAGTGTCCACAATCTATCATAACTATTACATTTTCAACCAAGGCTGATAGCTCATCACTTTTTAAACTACGCATTCGATTAGCTATCACCTCTTGGTCCATGTTTCTACAAAACTCATAACTAGGCATTTTAGAAGTCCTCATTATCTTCTTCATTATCCTCAGAAGCTTCTGCTGTTGTTCCCACAAAGCTACCTTCATCTTTACCCCAATCAACCTCATCTTTCTTGGCATACTCAACCAAGTCTATGATTCGTACTTTCTGCATACGCATGGTAACACCACCAGCTCCTTGATTAAAAGGAACAGCCTGATATGCTATCTTCAACTTACTGCCAGCTCCCACTTGGTTCAATACACGATTACCAGCAGTATCCAAGAGTATAGGTTTCTGAGTAAAAGTATCACCACTCTTAGTTTTAACTTTAGCTTTTAATTTAAAGTTAACTACAAAGTTTCCGGTAGGTTTGTCCTGATCATCCAACTCAGGTTTAACAGGATTGTGTTTTCCACCATTCATCAAAGGATCTACTATAGCTTGAATTCCTTTAATGTCCTTCTTGTTAAAAATCATTTTAACTTGGTACACTCCATCAGCATCATACCTGGTATCTGGAGTATTCAACCAAGGCCATGCTGCTGTTCCTACTGGTGTTACATTCATCGGTAATTTAGTAGCCATTTTATAATTCTCCTATAATATATTTTTCTGCTCCACCGAATTCAGGGATCTGTTTAAATTTACAATCCCTCCTCATCTTACCTATCATTTCCATCACATCACTGATACTCCTTTCTTTCATCATCTTGTTAATATATAAACAATTAAATACTGCTACTATTATAGCATACTTTTCTGCTCTTGTAAAACTATCTAAGCTGTCTACCATCCTCATCATACCTTGTGCTACTTTTTTTACGTTGACATTAGCTATATCAACTGAAGAAGAATTCTGCATCTTTCACCTCTTTAATGTTTAACTTACCATACTTAGGAATTTTAGGAAATTTATTCTTACAAACCGTAGGAGAAGCTGTCTGCTCCTCCGCAAACTGCTTAAGGACATCTTCATTATAGATCTCAATGAAGGTTATTCTTAAGTTTTCACTTAGTAGTTCCATATCACAAGCATGAGTGCCAAATGAATCATGAACTACAGAGAAACTCTGAATATCAGTATAAGAAAGATTTACAGTTTTCATCAGGTGACAGGCATCCATGCTATGAACATAGTTAGGTGCTATTCCATTAGTCTGTTTATGTTTATCTAATTTATCACCAGCTCCATGTGCGGAGAATAAAGAAGCCGTTTTACCATTTATAATTGTTTTAATTTGTTTGACCATCGGTCTTAAGTATTTCTGTTTTACTATAAACCCTGTAGGAACGGTCCAGTAGATAGGCCTACTGTCTTTACTCAAGACTCTAGCAACTTCCTGCAACCAATCCATACCTTCTCTAGCTGAGACTACAACTTCTCCTATAGATTCATAAATGATAGTAGCTAAGTATTTACAAAACACCCATAGGTCTTTGTCTTTAGAAATTGTAGTAAAAATTATTCCCTTGTCTAACTGCTTCTTCAGCTCCTCGTATATCTGTTCTCTCATACCATAAAGAGTAGCCCCGTAAGGAGTAGTCATAACGGGCCGTTTGACTAGTGCTCTGTTTATATCCAACTCTGAAACTATAGCTTCAGGGTCAGCTTTTACTTTTTCTACTACCTTCTCTTTTACAATTTCATAAATATC